ATTTGCCTTGGATCTGCGATGAATATCATGCAGATGTCCCCCACTTGCGATGTTGCCACATAGGGGACAAATGTAACACTGAATTTCTTAATGGAATATTTGTCGTAGCATCGTGCTATGGTGTGAAGCCATGGAAAAGATGTTGGCGATCCTGGATTGAGCTTGTACTCTTTCATGAGAGAAAACTTGGCTCCGGTAGGAACTAAAGTAGACTCAATCACTTCACTATGTTTCACAGTGTATCTGTGGGCTTTGGTCTTTGCTTGGTTCGAGTATGAAACTGGGACGTAATTCTGACGCATGCTTTGAATCACGCCTGATCTGGGGTTGTTGTTAACCCGTCTAGGCCTTCTCCTGGGTCTTACATTAGCCCTGGGACGCGCGGCCTGTACGCGTGGTCTTTGCTGTTGTGACTTGTTGGTCACCTTTCGTTTGGATTGGTTCTTGGACATTTTTTTAGTTATGAGGATAGAACGATTTGTTTGTCATAAGGGTCAGAAAGAAACCAGTCGACGTAATTCTCTTGCAACTCGCGCTTGTAAAAACGATTCATTGCATGAACGTCAGTAGGGTCGTGGTTTAGGTTGGAAGGATGCTGCCTGTTGAATCGACAAAGCTATTCGTCGTTCATCTTCAACGAGCTTATGCTTTTGGTGGGAATGAACTTGTTAAATATGTCAAAGCTGTGACCCCACGCTTGTATGGAATGCATTCTGGCTTGTTGATGCTGTTCGGCCGTTAATTGGCCGTCTGTGTATCTGCCCTACATCAGTGCTCTCAAGGGCAACCGACCAACGGTGTAGCCCTTGTATGATTTGACTATCGCTTTCGACAGAAATGAAACCGTTTCTTCGTTGATTTCTGCTATTTTTGCGCATTGTCCTAACGAGCCTGTTGTGTCAGGTTGTCTGACATATGCTCTAGTGAACATTCTGTGCAACACGTCCTCTTCGTGTTGCTGTTCAAACCAAACGGAAGCGTCGTCACCCGAAACCCACACTATGAAGTCATATCCTGCGTCTAACATAGCATACTCCAGGTACAACGACACCCTCAATGTGTTGCCGAATGTAGTTTTCGTTGCGTCTCCACTGCGGACAGTACCGTCGATCTTTCCCTTTTCATAGATTCGACCTTTCTTGTCTCTGACTATGTATGGCACATTGGTTAGCGTCATAGCTTTGATAAGGCTGGCTTCCATAGACGCAGAGATATGTATATATCTGCGCATCTTAGTTATGATGGCTGTTGACACAAGGTTTATATAGTAGTTGTCAACGCTACTAATCAGACTAGTATATTGTGACGAGTCGTGACCGCTAGTGTCCGCTGCGAATTGCACATATCTTAGCGGGACTTCTGCCTTGAGTTTTTCTTCGAGGCCCTCACAAGACAAGCCATGAATGAAGGAAGGAAGAACCGGCTTTAAGGACTTGATGAGGTGGGCGTTGAAATACCCTGCCAGAAGCATCATCGTGGGATCTTGTGACCAGATAGCTCTGTTTCTGTCGGAACTGTTGCCGTCTTCGTCTAGACAAACTTGTTCCTTCTTAACATTGAGAGTCATTCTGTTCCTTATTTGTTGTTTGTCAACTGCGTCATAATAGCCTTTCATGTACATGTCCCTTTTTTATTTGGGAAATCGTGACATGTACTCTTCCAGTGACAAGTCCATGGCCATTATGTACGGTATGGATGATGATGCAAGCTGACCCACTCTGCGTTTCGAGAAAGCTTGGAAGTCCTTGAGAACATGAGGATCAGGTTGCGTTCTAGTTCCTCCTTGTCTGCCATTGAGAGCGTATTGTCTATTTATAGGACAATTTGCCCACGTGACGCTATGAACCACATTTGACCCGATGTAAATGGTAGGTCCAGACTAAACAAACTTGTTTTGCTAGGTCTTGCAAGTGCACATCTGCGACAATTTGTCGTATGTGTCACTATTTATGTCGATGCCTTGATGAGATGTAATGCAGCTCTTCCCGTCTTTTAAGACGTCTTTCTCAAATCGCTGTTTCGTGACGTGCACATTCGATACTGACTAACTGTCTAATTGAGGTGTGTAATCGGTCGGGCTGTTTAC